CACAGAGGTTGAGGGGGTCTGCCTTGTCTCGGTTGGAGGATTTGCAGGCGCTCAGAGAGCAGTTGTCTGTGTGGTTGGTTGAGGCTCCGGTTGATCGTAAGGCTGCGTTGGTTGCGCAGTATAGGGCGACTATCGCTGAGATTGATGAGCTTGAACCGAAGGAGGCCGTGGGCGATGGTATCGACCAAATCGCGGAGCGGCGCGCTGCTCGACGGACCGGCCCCGCCAAGGGTGCGAGTAGCGCCAAGCGCACGAGCTAATTCTTGGGAGGATATTGCTGACCTTGTTGCGAACCTGGGGATGCCACTCGATGAGTGGCAGGAGCAGGCGCTTGAGGCTTCGATGGGTGAGCGCACTGATGGCAAGTGGGCGTCGAAGTTTGTTGGCATTTCAGCCCCGAGGCAGAACGGCAAATCTCAACTTATCGTTGCCCGTGCGCTGGCTGGTGTACTCCTGTTTGACGAGAAGATGATTATCATCTCCGCGCACGAGACTGATACGGCCCGCACGATCTGGCAGCGACTCCTTGATGTCATCGAAGGCAACCCAACACTAGAGGCTCGCGTCACTGGCCGCATGGATGCGGTCGGTCGAGAGTATCTCTCATTTGGCAAGGGTATGGATAAGCAAACCATCAAACTCAAGGCGCGCCGGAAGTCTGGTGCGCGTGGTTTCTCCGCTGATTGTCTACTACTCGATGAGGCACAGATACTCGGGAAAGACGAGTGGGGTTCGATTGTCCCTACAATGTCTGCTCGCCCTAATCCTCAGATGTGGTTGTTCGGTACGCCACCTACTGAGACTGATGATCCGTTCGCGTTCTCTCGGGTGCGCGAGTCCTCAAAGGCGAAGAAGGCGCGCCATTGCTGGCTTGAGTGGTCTGCCGGCCCTGATGATGACCCGGATGATCCTGAGACTTGGGCTAAGGCTAATCCGGCGTATGGTGTTCGGCTCTTCTATGAGGCGTGTGCTGATGACCGTTCAGCTTTGGGTGATGAGCAGTTTGCGCGTGAGCGTTTGGGGATGTGGGCGGATACGTCTGGTCGGGTGTCTTTGTTTGGTGCGTCTGCGTGGGAGGATGCGCGGCGTGAGTCGCGTCCTGATGGTTTGACGGTTGATGCGTTGGCTCTTGCTGTGTCTATTGATTTGGCGCATTCGTCTGTGGTTGCTGCGTCGGTTGATGGTGATGGTGTGTGGGTGAAGCCGTTGCATCATGGGCCGGGTACGCGGGGGGTTGTGGATCGGTGCGTTGAGTTGCAGTTCCGGTTTGGTGTGGATGTGGTGGTTGATGGGCGTGGCCCCGGTGCCGTGTTGATCCCGCATCTTGAGAAGGCTGGTGTGCGTTTGCATGTGGCTTCGACTGGGGATGTGTTGGATGCGTTTGCGAATTTGGAGACGCGGATTGCTGATGGTCAGTTCTTCCATGTGTCTGCCCCGGAGTTGGATGCTGCTGCTGCTGGTGCGGTGAAGCGTCCGGTTGGTGATCGTAATGCTTTGGGGCGTAAGAAGTCTGAGGCTGATATTTCCCCGTTGGAGGCTGCTTCGTTGGCGGCTTGGCGTGCGGGTGTTCAACCTGTTGTTGCTGTTAGCGCTTATGAGGAGCGCGGGCTAATCGTTATTTGACTGTGGAGGAGGGCCCTATGGCTGGTTTCTGGAATAACCTCCTCTCGTCATTTGGCGGTGGTGGGGCAGCGTTTTATACGCCGCGTGTGACGTATCTTGGGGCGTCTGAGTTTGCGGCGATGGTTAATCCGTCTTCGTTGTCGGCTGCTCAGATGTGGGAGTCGCAGCCGCATTTCCGGACGGTGGTTACTTTCATTGCCCGGAACATTGCGCAGCTTGGCGTGCATAGTTTTGTGCGTGACGGGTCTGATCGTCGGCGTGATCGTGAGAGCGTTTTGGCTCAGACGATTGAAGATGTTGACGGGCAGATGACGACGTTTGAGTTGATCTTCGCGTTGGTGGGGGATCTCGCTCTTTATGATCGGGCGTATTGGTGGGCGGCTCCGTCTTCTGAGTTGCCGTCCGGTTGGATGATTCGCCGGTTGCCCCCGACGTGGGTTGAGCCTGTGATGCGGAATCCTTGGGAGGTGAAGGAGTACAAGGTTTATATTCGTGAGGATGCGGGCCCGGAGGTTGTTCCGGCTGAGCATATTCTTGCGTTCCCTGGTTATCATCCGGGCCGGATGGTTGGTTCGTCGCCTACGGTTGATGCGTTGAGGCAGACGTTACAGGAGCAGGTTGAGGCTGCGTCATATCGTGCTCAGGTTTGGAAGCGCGGCGGCCGGGTGTCGTCCGTCATTGAGCGCCCCAAGGAAGCGCCCAAGTGGACCGATGCGCAGGCGTCACGGTTCCGCGAGGACTGGTACGCGAACTTCACCGGCAATGGTCCACGCGCTGGCGGCACTCCTCTCCTTGAAGATGGGATGACGCTAAAGCAGATCGACTTCAGCGCTAAGGATCAGCAGTACGTGGAGGCAGCCAAGCTGTCGTTGACCACTGTTGCTTCGGCGTTCCATGTGAACCCCACGATGATCGGCCAGAACGACGGCGCGAACTACAGCAACGTGCGCGAGTTCCGCAAGATGTTGTACGGCGACACGCTGGGTCCTTTGGTGGCGCAGATTGAGGGGCGGATCAATTCGTTCCTTGTTCCTCGGATGGGTTTGGATCGCCGCAAGTTTTATGTGGAGTTCAACATTGAGGAGAAGTTGCAGGGCAATTTCGAGGAGCAGGCGGCGTCGTTGCAGGCGTCTACTGGTGCGCCTTGGATGACCCGCAACGAGGCTCGCAGTCTCCGTAATCTGCCGGCTGTTGAGGGTGGCGATGATCTTATCGTCCCGCTCAACGTGATCGAGGGTGGGCAGGCTTCACCCACTGACTCGGGTTCCCAGAATCAAAACTCTGCACAGCAATTTCGGTTGGTCAAGACTCGCTTGAAGGGTTCGCCTAACGAGTTTGAGATCAAGGCCCCGGATGAGATCCCCGAGGATCATCAGCGTTCTACCGCTGAGGTGTTCGCTAAGTTCTTTGCCCGTCAGCGTCGCGTTGTGTTGTCTGCTGCTGGGGCTAAAGCCCCGGATTGGTGGGACGCTGACCGCTGGGATGAGGAGCTAGCGGAAGACCTAGTATCCGCGTCTGTGACCGTGTCTAAGGCTGCGGCGTTGGCGACTCTAGCGGATATGGGCGTGAACCCTGATGAGTACAGCACGGAGCGCACTGAGGCTTTCTTGCGGAAGGTGTCTGAGCGTATCGCTTCCCAGGTGAATGGGGCGACTGAGGCTGCACTATCGGCGGCTTTAGCTGATGGTGGCACTGAGGCTATGGCGCATGTGTTTGATGTGGCTGAAGAGTCTCGGGCTGAGAAGTCGGGCATGACGGCTGCGGCTACGTTTGTTGGTTTCGGGATGGTTGAGGCTGCACGGCAGGCTCGCCCGCAGGCCACGAAGCGCTGGCAGGTCAACTCAAGTAATCCGCGTTCGGAGCATTCGGCTTTGAACGGTGAAGAGGTTGGCATTGATGACGAGTTCAGCTCGGGTCAGAAGTGGCCGGGATCCTTTACGGGCGATCCTATTGATGTCGCTAACTGCCAGTGTTCAGTCGTAATCATCACCTAAGAACAATCCTTTGAGAGGGCCATCCATCCGGGTGGCCCTTTTCTATGCGCCCAAGGAGGGCATATGCAGATCAAATCAGTCCCTCTACAGGGCGTGAAGGCTGGGCCGGAGGACGGGCTCAAGGAGGGCGAGTTCATCGTCTACCCGAGCACGTTCACGAAGACACCTGATTCTTACGGTGACGTTGTTGCGCCGGGTGCGTTCAAGGAAACGCTTGAGGAGTGGAAGGAATCGGGCAATATCCTTCCTGGCCTTTATGGTCACAGGTTCGATGACCCTGACTATTTTGTTGCCGGCGCATCGGATACGGGCGAGGACCATCACGGCTGGTGGGTCAAGGGCATGTTTGACATGGATTCGCCGAAGGGCCCGCAGGTTTACCGCCTCGTGAAGGGGCGTCGGCTGAATCAGTTGTCGTTCGCGTTCGACGTTCTGGATTCGGGCCCTGTTGAGCTTGAGGACGGGACGAAGGCTAACGAGCTGCGGAAGCTCAAGGTGTATGAGTTCAGTTTCGTACCCATCGGGGCTAACCAGCAGACAAGTGTTGTCGCGGTGAAAGCTCTTACGGATGAGATCACGGATGGCCTCAAGGCTGGCCGCGCACTCTCCGCGAAGAACGAAAGCGAACTGCGTGCCGCGCACGCCGCTATCGGCAAAGTTCTCTCATCCCTCGGGGATGCAGAAGAGGAAGACCAGGAAGGCAAGGCCAGCGGGACGGTTGAGGTCAAGCAGGATGCCAGCGACGAGGCCAGTGATGGTAAGTCGCCCGCGTCCGGCGAGGAACTGAAGTCGTGTTCGTCCGTCGAGCGACTGGCAGCACAAGCAAAAATCTACGCACTGAATGGTGCAGAAGGTGGTTCGCTATGAACCTGAAAGAACAGCGCGCTGCCGCTTTGACGGCTGCGCAGGAACTCATTGATGGGGCGAAGGCTGCAAGCCGCGACCTGTCCGCTGATGAGAAGGCCACGGTTGAGGCGAAGTTCGCTGAGGTCGAGTCCTTCGATCAGAAGATCAAGGCGGCTTCTGAGTCGGATGCGCTGATGGCCCGTCTGGGTTCGTATGGTGCGCCGACTGGTTCCGGTGATCGTGAGGCTAAGAGCCCCGCGAAGTCGCTGGGTGAGCACTTCGTCAAGTCGGTTGGCGCTGAGGGTCTGTCTCGTGTGAAGACGATCAGCGGTGCGACTGTTGCCGCTCCTGAGTGGAAGTCCCCGTCCGTGAAGGCTGCGACTGACACGCAGGATTCGACCGCAGTTCTGGCACCGTGGACGACTACCTACGATCAGACGATTGTCCGCGCTTTCCGTCGGCCTGTCATCTCAGACCTGCTGGGTCAGGGTGCGCTTGGTGCGAACTCGAACGCTGTGACGTACCTGGTTGAGGGTGCTGTTGAGGGTGGGTTCACGACTGTTGCTGAGGGTGGCGCTAAGCCCCAGTTCCACATCGCGGATCCGGAGCAGCGCACCGACGCTTTGAAGAAGCTTGCCGGCTTCCTGAAGTTCACGGATGAAATGGTTGAGGATACTGCGTTCTGGGTTTCCGAGATCAACCAGCGCGGCCTTTACCTGCTGGCTCTGGCTGAGGAGAACCAGCTCCTGAATGGCGACGGCACCGGCTCGAATGTTCTGGGTCTGCGTAACCGTTCGGGTATCCAGACTGAGGCTGCGGCTAACAACACCGATAACGCTGATGCACTGTATCGTGCCCTGTCGAAGGTTCAGACCGCAACCGGTCTGACCGCTGACGGCATCGCAATCAACCCGGTTGATTACCAGCGGCTGCGTCTCGGCAAGGACGGCAACGGCCAGTACTTCGGTGGCGGCTACTTCCAGAACGAGTACGGCAATGGCGGCATCGAGTGGAACCCGTCGATTTGGGGTGCTCGCACTGTTGTCACAGCTGCGGTTCCTGCCGGCACGGCAATCGTTGGCGCGTTCAACGCCGCTGCGACCGTGTACCGCAAGGGTGGTGTCCGTGTTGAGTCCACAAACTCGCACGCTTCGGACTTCACCAGCAACCTCATCACGACCCGCATTGAGGAGCGCGTGGCCCTGGCTGTGCGGATCCCTGGCGCGTTCGTGTCTGTCACTCAGACCGCTGTCGCACCTGTCTAAGGGGAGGGTAACTGATGGCCGATAGCAGGAAGTCCTACACGGTGACCATCAACGGGCTGGAGCACACGATGCTTTTGACTCCCGAGGATGCGGAGCGTTACGGCGATGATGCGGTCGAGACGAAGCAGGCCACGCCTGCTAATAAGTCTCGCACCGTAAGCAACAAGTAGTAGTTAGGGAGGGTGCGCCATGGTTGATGCTCCATTGGTTGATGTAGCCGATTTGTCTGAGTTCCGTGGCGCACCTTTCCCGGCTGCGGTTGTGGGTGCTGCTGCGGATTCTGTTCGTGCGGAGTGTGGGTGGCATGTTGCCCCGTCCGCAGTGGAGACGCTGCGGTTGCGTGGCGGTTCGCGTGTGCTGTTGTTGCCGTCTCTTCATGTGACTGCTGTTGGTTCTATCACTGATGGTGATGGGAATGCGGTTACTGGTTGGGATTGGTTTGAGAACGGCGTGGTGGAGTTGCTATCGAGCAGTTTCCCGCGTGTGGTGTCTGTGACTTTCACTCACGGTTATGAGTCTTGCCCGAAGGCGTTGTTGCCGATCATTGCGGAGCGTGCGTCTGCGCAGGCTTCGGGGCGTATCAAGTCTGAGGCTTTGGCTGGCCGGTCTGTGTCGCTTGAGGGTGGCTATGACCCGGTTGCGGCTGGGGTTTTGGCGAGGTACACGCTGAATGGTGGTGCCTGATGGAGTTGATGACTGAGACGGTTGTGTTGCGGGTGAAGGGTGCTGCGACTGGCGGTTTCGATGATTATGGGAACCCCACATATTCGGCTCCGTCTGATGTCACGTCGCGTGCTTGGTATGAGCCTCGGGGTTCGTCTGAGGATACGGCTGCGAAGGATCAGGTGGTTGACGGGTATTGGGTTTACCTGCCCTTGTCTGCCCCGCTTGACGCTGCTGATGCGGTGCTTATTGAGGGTGTCGCGTATCAGGTGGTTGGTGATCCTGGTCGGCAACCTGGCGGGTTCCTTGTGCCGGGTTTTTTGAAGGCTGCTGTTGAGCGGGTGACCGGCTGATGGCTGAGGTTGAGATTTCGTATGAGTTGATCCAGAAAGCCGCACAGCACCCGGATGTCCGCGACCGTTTACAGGATCTCGCTAACACGGTGAAGGCTAACGCCGAGCGGTTGGCCACTGCTGAGGGTGTTGAGATGACGGTTACCACTAAGGCTGGGATCCGTCCGGGTGGTCGCCCGTTCGTGAACGTTGAGGCTGATAACGCGGATCAGGAGTTTGGGTCTGCCGTGTCTGGCCGTTACCGGATCATGGGCAGGGCTGGTGAGGGCGTATGAGTTGGCCGAACGTCGAGAAAGCTCTCACCTCCACTCATCGTGCGGAGACTGGGGTTCAGACGGGCACGAAGATCCCAGACGGAGTTGAGCTTCTTGAGAGGTTCGTCCGCATGGCTCGCGGTCCTGGCAGTGATGACATGGTTACTGACTCCCCCATCATCGACGCTGAGTGTTTTTCCACGAGCTATGACACTGCGGCTGTTCTTTCCGAGGATGTGCGGCAGTGGTTCCATGCGCTGAGGGGCAGGAAGATCGCGGGCGTACTAGTGGACAAAGTTCACACAGTTTCTAGCCCCGCCTGGGTGGATTACCGCAACCCGAAAACTAACAGGTTCGTGGCCTCTTACAGGCTCGAATACCGCCAAACGTACTAACCCAAACAATCATTGCCCCCGTTGTGGGGTAACCCAAAAGTAAAAGGAGTACCCCCACAATGGCCACATTCACTGAGGCTAAGGGCCACAACCCGTCCAATATCCGCAAGGTGTTGGAGATGGCGATTTTCGCCAAGCCTGTCGCTGACACTGACACGGCGATCACCCAGATCTATACCGCAGCAGCCGGTCTCATCATCCCTGCTGGTTACATTTCGGTCGGTTTGACCACGAAGGATGACGGCGCTTCGTGGACCCGTGACCAGGAATGGTCCGAAACCACATCGCACGGTTACAGCGAACCGACGCGCCGTGACAGCGTTTCCGACATCACCGGGCTCGCGTTCACGATGCAGGAGTCGAAGCGTCAGACCATGGAGATGCATCATGGTCTGGACTTGTCCGCCGTGACTACAGACTCGGCAGGCAACTTCTACTTCGACAAGGCCGCACGGGCAGCGTCCCGCTACTGGCGCATCCTCGCACTGGGCAAGGATGGCGACGGCCCGGACGCGATCTACGTCGCCCGCTGGCTCCCGAGCGCGCTGGTCACCGAGAACGGTGAGCAGGCTTGGTCTGAGGGTGATGAGGTTCGCTACCCGGCCACACTCTCCGGTCGCGTCGATGAGCAGTTCGGCACCTCGTTCCGTGAGATTTGGGGCGGCCCTGGACTTGACCATGCGGCTATGGGCTTCCCTGCCCCGGCTCCTGCTGTCTAACCATTTGACTGGTGGCCCCGGTTCCTTGGTGGGCCGACCGGGGCCACCTTTTCTTTGGCCCACCACACAAACTCTTGAAAGGTGCCTCCCATGGCTGATAAGCAAACTGTCCTTGTGTCCCCTGATGGTAAGCGGGAGTGGACCCCGGAGTCCCCCGTGCAGGAGACGAATCTTCGTGCGCAGGGTTGGACCCCGAAGGACGACACGAAGACCACATCTAAGACCACGAAGTAACTACAGGAAGGCCCACCACCATGGCACAGAAGCAGCAGTTCAAGAGCTGGGACGATTACGCAGCAGAGGCCGCGCACGACCCATTCGAGATCCCCATTTCCGATGACCCCAACGAGACCATCATTATCGAAGCACCGACCGGGGCGTCCCTACTTCAGTGGGGCCGAGCCTACCGGACGGGCGACATGGAGGCCATGCTGATTACCCTGTGCGGGGATCAGTGGAGCCGAGTTGAGCCATTGCTTGCTAAAGCTGGTTACGGCGCATTCGAGAACCTCATCACCGACATGATGATGTTCTTCGATATGGCGGAAGATATGACCCTTGTGGGTCCGGGTGGCGGGAAGATCACAGAGAAGGATCCCCGCAAAATCCGTGCTCTCATCAAGACGGGATACCGCCCCGAGGGGGAAGCCGCTTCCCGTACCTAGTCAGCGTTGTTGACCGGTACGGGGATGAGATTGAGTACGACCTGCAAACGGTTGGGCTGGATCTCATTGATTTTTTCCGGGGGAAGTATTCGTGGCGGAAGTTGTCGAACATGATTCGGCAGCTTCCGTCTTCGTCTCGCCTGGTTGAGGCGATGGCTAACGATGACGAGTTGGCTTCGTCGTTGGCTGAGCCGGAGGGTGATGGTTCGGGTCCGCGCTTGTCTGAGTACACGGCGGATGTGGCGCGCCTGGATATTGTCTCGGATCTTTTGAAGGAACTTATCAGTGTTGTTGTGTCGGTTGCGGGTGGTAAGCCGCCTCGTGTGAAGCCGGCGCGTAGACCTGAGACGGCGTTTGACCGGCAGTCCAAGAGGCGTCGGGAGCAGCGGATCGGCTCGCTTATCGCTGAGGTTGAGGCCGCGCAGCAGAGGTGGTCACCACCAGATAACTAAACAGGAGGCCCACTTTGGCACAAGCAAATGACGCCGTATGGTTGCCGGTCCTTCCGTCGATGCGCGGGTTTGGGCCTGCGTTGGCGAAGGGTGCGGGGGCTGAGGCTGATAAGTCGGGTAAGGCTGTCGGCAAGCGGTTTGGTATGGCTGTTGTGGCTGGGACCGCTGTGGTCGCGGGTGCCGGGGTGGCTGCGGTCGGTGCGCTCTACAAGGTGGGCGAAGTCTTCGATGAGGTAAGCGACACCATCCGGACAGGCACGGGCGCCTCAGGTAAAGCTCTGGATGGCCTCGTTGCTTCGGCGAAGAATGTAGGCACGAAGGTTCCCGCCGATTTCGAGAAGGTCGGAACCACCATTGCGGACATCAACACTCGCATGGGTTTGAGTGGCGCAACCCTTGAAACGGTGGCGTCTCAGTACCTTGAGGCGGGCCGCATTCTTGGTGAGGATGTGGATATCGCCAAGACCTCCGCTGCGTTCAATGCCTTCAAGATCGAGGGCGACAGTGTTGTTGGCGCGATGGATCACCTATTCCAGGTGTCGCAGGCTACGGGCGTCGGCATGAATGAGCTCGCGGAGTCCGCTGCCAGGAACGCCCCGGCCATGCAGACGCTCGGGTTCTCCTTCGAGGAAACGACAGCGATGGTGGGCTCGTTCGATAAGGCGGGATTGAATTCGTCGCAGATTATGGCTTCGATGTCGAAGGGTCTTGTCACTCTTGCGAAGGATGGCGAGCAGCCGGCTGAGGCGTTCAAGCGGGTGCAGGGTGAGATCGCTGGGTTCATTGAGTCTGGTGATGAGGCTGCTGCACTGAATCTGGCGTCTGAGGTGTTTGGTACTCGTGGTGCTACCCAGTTCATTGGGGCGATCCAGTCGGGTGCGTTGAGCCTTGATGATATGTCGAAGGCTGCTGGTCAGACGGGTGACACCATTCTCGGGCTTGGCGCTGAGACGATGGACTTCACTGAGCAGTGGCAGATGTTCAAAAACAAGGTACTCGTGTGGCTGGAGCCGATGGGTGCCCGCGTGTTCGGCGCTCTCGGTACACTGATGGGCGAAGTGACCTCTGGCGTCACGGCGTTCGGTGCTGCGTGGAAAGCGAACGACGGGGACATCACGTCGTCCGGCATCCCCGGCATGATGGAACGACTTGGCTACTACGCTCGCCAAACGTTTGATTACTTCCAATCAAACGTCCTTCCCGCCCTCCGCGACATGGGCTCGTGGGTCGTCCGCAATAAAGACTGGATGATCCTCCTGGGGTCCGCAGTGCTTGGCGGCGTAATCGCGTTCAAGGCGTTCATGATTGTCAGCACGATTATCAAGTTTCTGCGCACTTACGCGACGGTCACGGCTGCTGCTACCGGCGCGCAGAAGCTCTTGAATCTGGCGATGCGGGCAAACCCAATCGGCATTATCATCACCGCCATCGGCGTACTTGTGGGCGCTCTCGTCTGGTTCTTCACGCAGACGGAGACGGGCCGGAAGATCGTCACGGCTGCATGGAAAGCCATCCAGGTTGGGATCCAGTTTGTTGTGAATTGGTTCCGGAATACTGCGGTGCCGTGGTTCACGGCTGCTATTGGCGTCATTATTGGCGCGTTCAATTTCTTCCGTGATGGCGTGACGCAGCGCATCAATGTGATCAAGTCGATCATTAGTTTCGCGTGGACGAACGTCCTCAAGCCGGTGTTCGATAAGTTCGGGTCGATTGTGCGCGGGATCCCGAAGGCTTTCGAGGCGGCGAAGCATGGCATCGGCAAGGCTTGGTCGGCGATTCAGGATCTCGCTAAGCGGCCCGTGCGGTTCGTTATTGACCGGGTCATCAATGATGGCCTGATCGGCACGTTCAACAAGATCCCCGGCGTGAATATCCCGAAGGTGTCTTTGCCGCGTGGGTTCGCTCATGGTGGTTACACGGGTGATGGCGGGAAGTTTGAGCCTGCCGGTGTTGTGCATAAGGGCGAGTATGTGTTCACGAAGGAGCAGACGAAGCGGTTTGGTAAGGACCGTCTAGCTGCTCTTGCTGGGCAGGCTGCTGTTGGTTCTCATGTGTTCGGTGGTGTTCCGTCGTTCCGTGGTCCGGCGTTTGAGAATATCAACCGGGCTAATAGTTTGACGGTTGATGGTGATGGCGCGTCTAAGATGCGTTGGTCGTTGGATCAGGCTGCTCGCATGTGGAATGGGTTGGCGAATGTTCGGGTGGAGCCTGGTAAGGCCCGTCCTGGTGTTTCGCCTTTCGTGTATGGCATGGAGACAGCACGGCTACCGTTCCAGGCTATCCCGAATTGGGCGGGTTATTACAGTGGCGGGCACATGTACTTCAACCCGTTCGCTGGTGCTGCGATGAATTCGAGGGATCGTCGGACGGTTGCGGCGCATGAGATCGGGCACGCGCTCGGGTTGCCTCATGCTATGGCTACCGGCGCGCATTCGATCATGAATTACAACACCATGTATGGGCTTGGTAGGCCGACTGTTGCTGACGCGAATGCTCTCCGGTCTATTTATGGTGCTCCGGGTAAGGGTTCGGCGTCGTCTCAGGTGTTGCCTGATGATGCGCCTGAGAACCCGTTTAGCGGTCTGGTCGGCACACTTATGGAGGCGTTCAAGAAGGCGTTCCCTGGTGCAGGCATGTTTGTTGATGTGGCTGGTGGTCTTGCTAAGTCGGGTATCGAGTCCGTGGTTAAGTTCGTGGCTGACATTGGTAAGAACATCGGCAAGATCGTTTCGGATGTTACGGGTGGTGTTGTTGATGGGATCAAGAATTTCTTCGGCGGCGGTGCGGCTACAGCTCCACTGCTGCACGATCAGGGCGGTTATTTGCAGCCTGGTTTGTCAACGATCCTGAACCGCACGAGGAAACCTGAGGCGATTCTGAATAGCCAGCAGTGGGCAGACATTCACAAGTTGGCGCTCTCGAATAGCGGGCAGGCGTCTCGGCCTATCACTATTCAGGGCAATGTTGGCTGGATGCCTGATGAGGTTGCACGGCAGATTGAGACTATGGAGCGCCGGCAGCGTGTTGTTGAGGGGGCACTGGTATGAGTGTGCTTTACGCTTCCTCCGCAACAGCTCCACCGTCTAACTCGTCGCCATGGTTGAGGACGCGGCATGAGTGGGTCGGCTATGACGGGTCGCGTTGGGAGTTGTCTAACTGGAAGTCGGGTGTGTTCCTGACTCAGGACGGCGTTGAGGGGCTGCATCTACCGGATGAGAACGAGTGGGTGCAGCCTCAGTCTCCGGTGGCGCACGGTCAGGTTTACACGGGCGGGTCTATTGAGCCCCGTCCCGCGTTCTGGCCGGTCTACCTGTACGCGGATGAGGGCAGTGATGCGTTCAGTGTCATCGATTCGGATTTCTGGCAGACACTCTATCCGGGCAGGTTCGGTACGTGGCGGGTTACAACGTCGCGTTCGGGTACGCGGGAGCTGGTGTTGCGTGGTGCCGGTAATGGCAAGCATGTTTATCCGCGTGACCCGCATGTGTTTGGGTGGGCGAAGTATGGTGTGTCGCTGATTGCGGATGATCCGTTTTGGCGGGCAGCGCAGCCGGTGGTGAAGGAGTTCAGCAGTGAGGTTCCGTCGAACTTCTACGGCGGCGGTCCTGTTGGTGTTGCGTCTCCGGGCGCTCCACCGTTTGTGGTCTCTAAAGGGAACACTCTTGCCGGGGCTGAGATTGACAATCCGGGTGACATTGATGCGTGGCCTGTGTGGAGGGTTTCGGCTGCTACTGAGTTGACCGATATCCGGTTGGGTGTGAGTGGGCGTGAGCTTGTTTTCCCTGGCCCGGTTCCGGTGGGTTCGGTGTTGACGATTGGCACTGACCCGCTCGACCAGCAGGCATTCCTTGATGGTGTGAATGTGACTGAGCAGATCACGGGTTGGGGTTTCGCTCCGATCCCGTGGGGTGGTCGCGCTCCTTTGTCGTTGTCTATGACGGGTGCGGGCACTGTCCAAGCATCAATTCATCCACGTTATTTTCGGGCGTGGTAGTTAGGGGGATCCGTGTTTGAAGTCCAGATTTACGACAAGGACCGGATTCGTCGCAATAGCTTGGGTGCATTCACGTCTGGCACTGTCGATATTGCTCGCTGGTTGGGTAGCGCTGAGTTCACTATCCCTACGAACACAGCGCTACCCCGCCTACAGCTACTACATGAGCGCGGTACGAGGGTTCGTATCCTCGATGAGGGCGAGCCCATCATGTCGGGCTTGGTTGAACATCAGACTGGCTCCGGCCCTAAGCTTCCCTCTAATGGGTTCAGGGTGACATCTGATGTTCGTGAACTCCATGACATGTTGGCTTGGCCGGTTCCTACAGCATCGCTTACTGGCCAGAACGTGGCGTACCGAACGATTACGGGGCCACTCGAAACAGTGGTCAAAACAGTTCTCAGTGAGAACGCGACCCGCCTCGGTGAGCAAATAGTGGTTGCCCCGGACCAGGGGCGCGGGCCAACGGTCACGGTTCAGTGGCGGTTTCATTCCATCTTTGAGCGGCTAAAGGTTCTGCTTGAGATGCACAATGCGATGGTCGATGTGCTGATGAATGAGGACGGCGTTTTGCAGGCCGAGTATCGTCCGGGCAGGACCGTTGCCAAGCCATTCGATATTCTCTCTGGCACGCTCTCATCTTGGAAGTGGCAGGATCAGCCGCCGACCGTGACTCGCGTCGTTGTTGGTGGGCAGGGTGAAGGCGCTGCACGGAAGTTCGTGTCTGTCGTGGATACCGCTCGCGAGACGCTATGGAAGAAGAAGATAGAACACTTCGTGGATGCCCGCGACATTGAGGGCACCGCAGATCAGCCATTGATTGATCGCGGCTGGGAGTACCTTGACGCGGGCAGGGAAAAAACTGGCGTTGATCTCGGGCTCATATCTACCCGGCAGCGCCCTTATGGGGGCGATTACCGGGTTGGTGACATTGTGACCGTGCATACCGGCGACATCCACGCAGCGATCAGTTCACCACTTTCGGGTGTGACCATCACCCAAGACTCAAGTGGGCGTCGTGTCGAACCTGCAATCGAAACCATTGAAACTACAAACTCGGCACGGTGGCGGAATGTTACCCGCATGGACCGAATGCTAAACACCATTTTGAGGAGATAAGCAGATGCCAGCAATTACGGGTTCCTCATTGGGGTATGCGGGGGAAATCAACGATGTCACGGGTAAGGATTTTTGGAACCGGATCGGCGCGTCGAAGTATGGCGTTGTGGGTGCCAATGATTTGAAGGTGACCAAGACCACGGGTGACCGGATGCTGTTGGTTGGCTCCGGTGTCGCGTGGGGTCACAACATTGTGGACACCCTTGATACGTCGTTGTCGGTGCAGCTTAGTTCGGTTGCGTCGGGTTCGCGGTGGGACATGGTTGTTGTCCGCCGTGATGTGACAAACAAGACGAGCGTTGAGGTTGTGACGGGCACGGCGACCAAGGCGCTCCCATCGCTGGACAATGGCGCATCTCATGCTGACCAGCCGCTCGCCCTGTGTCGGGTTGACGCTGGCTCAACGACAGTCGCGGAGATCATCGACCTGCGCTGCTG